GAGTGGTGCGTCTGGGTTTTTCCGGTGGTAGCTGTCTTTTGCCTGACATGCCCCACACTTTCCGGGTTTTGTTGTTGCCCTAGAGGGTCTGCTGCATCCTTCAACGATACAAGTAAATCCCCCACCCTCAGTTGATTCAATCTTGTCCATTCCAGCACTCCTTCATTCATTACAAGAAACGGATGTCTCTCGTTTGCACGAAGAATTTTACCAGATTGTGTTTGTATCTTGTATATAGAATCAACGCCACTTGACTGCCAATTGTTGATCTTACTTGTGGACAGCCTGCCATTATCAAAGGTGGCAACCATGTCGCCGGGGCGAATGTCTCTCAATGGTTTTTCAATCCCGTTGTGCATTAAAACAGGGGTTTCGCCTGTCATGCACATCACAATAATGATGGCTCCGCCCGGCTGTAAACGCTGGCGGGGGCCGGATGTGTACCATTCATACACAGAATCAAAGACTGCCGGGTTCCCCTGTTTGGCTTCTTGCTCCGAATGGGGGTCATCAATGATCAGAAGGTCAGCACCTTTACCCGTTACAGCACCGCCAACGCCAATAGCGAAGTAATCCCCGCCCATATGGGTGTTCCAACGACCCGCCGCCTTGCTGTCTGATGAAAGCTTTGTATCAAAAACCTTCCCATAATCCTCGGACTGAACCAAGTTCCTGACCTTACGACCAAAGCCCACCGCCAGTTCGGCTGTGTGGGCAGTCTGGATGATCTTTTTCTCTGGATACTTCCCCAAGAACCACGCCGGGAGCAGATAAGAAGCAAACTCCGATTTTGTGTTGTGAGTTACACACCATCCTTTGCCAGCCATGAACAAACCATCTTCATTTGCAACTTCAAGGCATCTGACAAAACCTTTTCTTACTGTCCTTCGTATATCAATTGATCTCCCCCAGTTGCCTTCCATTTCTCTGCAACGGCTGGCTTTTCTTGGTAAGCGAGCAGCTTTTGCCATTTTGAACATTATTCGGTAAGAAGGCTGGCTTGGCTTTCCTTTGTAGTTGGTCTGCCGTTGGGTGATTCTGGCTTTAACCCCCAAAGAATGAACAAGGCTTAATACCTGTTCCATCAATTTAAGATTTGAGTTGTTGAATGTAATCTTTCCTTCTTTGGTAACGTCCCCGTCGGTATCAATCAATCCTTGCAACAAAGACAATCTTTGAGAGCCAGAAGAACAAAGATACATCTCGGGGATATGTTTATTCTTTAAAAGATCAAGCTCTTTTAATTTTGGCATTAAGCCAAGAATATTAAATTGTTGAAACTTTGGATTATGTGTGGTCTGGTAGCCGCAATCCTCTATCTGGGATCGCATGGCAGGCATGTCAGCAAAAGAACAACCAACAGAAGACCCCCAAGAGCTTCCATCTCCAAGCCATACACCAAGCACATAAGGGTCTATCGGAAGTTCACGGTATGGAAACTGCGCAGCCCCATACTTTGGAAGCATTGGATAATTACCAAACCTTCTCCAGCTTTCCGTTTCAAGTTTTTCAAGTATTTCTTTTGTTGATAAAGTAACAAAAGGCCTATCCCCAAACCTTACCGTCCACAGATGTTCAGCATCACATTCAATGATTTGCCCGTCAGAAGTACAAACCTCGTAAATCTCTTCTTCATAAACATCAGATTTCCCCATCACCAAAACAGGAAGCCCGCTTGGCGCAAACACGTAATCACCAACATTTACCGTTTCCACGGTTTTCCAGCCATCTGTAGTGGGTACAGGAGTATGTATGTTTAAACGGTGACGAGGGGGCATGTTCACGATCAGCCTTTTAAGCTGCCCAGAGGCAACCCTTTCAAAGGCATCTGCCATGATCTGATGATGCTTGCCAGAGATAAACACGGGCCACATCTGTTGCACAAAGAATATGAAAGATTCCCGGCAGCGCTCAACCCTGTCTAACTCAAGCAGGGCAAGGATCTTCTTTCTTTCAGCTTCAGGAACTTTATCAACAATCCCAACAAAGTCAGAAAGCTCTTTCCTAGTCAGGAGCGTCATAGAGAAGCTATTTCTTTGACCGAACGGTCAGCCACCTTGATCCCATAGAACTTCCTTGGCTTGGTCTGTAGATAACCATCCGACTCAAGCCTCTTAACAATCCGGTAAACATTGGACTTCGCATTTAAACCAATACCCTTGGCAATCGCCTCGTAAGAAGGCGACATGCCATGAACCTTGTTATAGGCTTTAATGAAGTCCAGAACCAATTGTCTTTTCTTTGTTATTTTCATAATATGGTTGGTACTCGCTGCACTGAGTTTGTTTCGGACAGCCCCAACTGAATGGTTCGCCTTTACGTATCGCAGTCAGCATCCGCTTTCCCAACACGACTGAGGACTGGTACCCAGTTATGCACTACAGCTAACTGGAGCAGGCTCGAGTTGCATCTCCCAATCCTCATGCGTCTTGGTGCTGTCAACAACCGTTTAAATATAAATGCGAACATTTAAACATGCAAGTATTTCCTTTTTAATCTCTCCCTGCCACGAGCTTTCCTTCCCACACAGGTCAACCTAAAAGGAGGGTACTTGCTAATCTTGTAACACTTGTTTTTCAAAATATATATACCCCCCACCCCTTAGGAAAACATTTATATTTTAGCAATTCCCTATATCTTTGTTCGCATAGGTTGGTTTCACGTGGAACATACCCCCCTATTGGTTTGGATATATTCGTTAGAGGGGATTACAGCGTAAGCGGCAGGGGGGACTCCTACAGCCCACATGGGGGCCCCCGGTACGGTAGGGTCACGGCAGCACACCGTTTACACAGCCCCTATACGCACAGCTATCGTGATTCGCTGCCATGCTGTGTCATGTTTAAACAGGTATGCACTACGCTTTCTTTGCTGGCTTCGCTATGTCTAGTAACTTCAGGTGACCGGACAATTCGCGCTTCAACTGATCTGCTGTGACTGCCTTTTCCTTGGTCTCTTCCTGTGCAATGAACAGGCCGACAGACTTGCCTAGCATTTCTAATGCTTTTAAACGACTGCCTTCTTGCTTGGCATCCTTGCTCAGTGCCACCAGTTTCCTCAGCACATACCGTTTAGTACTCGCTGCATCATCTGCCAGGTGTTCTATCGTTTCATCCCATGCTGCTGTGATCATTGCTGCTATGCGTGGATCTGCTGCAAGCTTTGTTGCATTGGCTGAGACAGCACTGTCTGACATGCTGGTGTTATAGGCTGATCTGTAAGCTTCTCTGCGGGTTTTGCCTTCGATGACGTATCTGACAAATGCCTGTTGTTGTGCTGTCAGTGGTTTACTTAGGTTCTTTACTCTCTTAGGTGGTAATGAAGCTGCCATCTGTTCCGCTTCGCTCTCATACACCGGCTCATTATCATCCTGACAATCATCTTCGATGGCACTATTCGCCTCTTCCAGCGCCCTCAGATACTCCTCTTGACTTGTCTTTTTCATCACTTGCCTCACTGGTAATTAACTTTATCGCACCATTCGCCTGCACTACCGTTTAAACAACGAATGTTCACATTATCCACAGGTTATCCACAGCTTGCAAGTATCCACAGGATATCCACAAAGCAACTTGATAACCTTCTGGGGATAACTCTTTGAGCACTGTTGATAACCACTTATCCACACTGGTCGGAACCTTATCCACATGCCCCTCAGGCTTGCGTACAGGCCCTACAAGCGATTTTCTTTTTTACTCATACCTGCATATACCCCGGTTTGAAAAAACGCCTTGTAGACGTTTTTTTTACTTTATTGCAACGCCTAAATCTGGCCTGATTTTGTTGTCAATTGCTTATCATCTGGCAGGGCTGAGTGCATTCTATATAGTATGTATTCCTGTGCATTAATGATAACTATAATAGTACTTGACACAGTACTAGTAATTGTCTAACCTGTAGCTGTAGTGCACGTTTAAATTAATCTTTTGTAAACGAGGTGAACTTATGAAAATCTACGCTACCCGCGAAGAGTGGCTCAATGCCGCTGTTGCCGAACTCAGACCACTGTTTGATATATGGTCTAAACCACTGCCAAAGAATGTGCGTGTTGCCTGTGGTTTCCCTTCAAATGCCCGTCGATCTGGTGCTATCGGTGAATGCTGGGCTGACGCTGCCAGTGCTGATAAAACATTCGAAATGCTGATATCGCCTGTGATTGATGATCCTGCCCGGGTCTTTGATGTACTGGTGCATGAATGCTGCCATGCGCTGCCCGGGGCGATGAATCATGGGGTCACCTTTGCCAATGCTGCCAGCGCGATGCACTTGATGCCTGTCGGTGCTGGCAAGGGCGCATGGAAAGCAACCAAGGCTGCACCCGGGTTCAATGATGCTTATGGGGCGATCATTGCCGGACTTGGCGATTACCCTCACGCTTCCCTGTCAATGACAACCCGCAAGAAACAAGCCACTCGAATGCTCAAGGCATCATGCCCGTCATGCGGTTACACAATCAGACTCACTGCCAAATGGGCGAAGGTTGGACTGCCGACTTGCTGCTGTGGTGACAATTTCAATCTTGATAATGAAGGGGAATAACATGAATACTTATGACTCGATCATCCGATTGCCGCTGGCAACTGTACGTGCGGCGCAAGAACGCCTGATGCAGCAGGTTTTCGTTGACAAAAATGCTGCCGCAACGCAACTGGCAGCGGCTGTTATTCGCGGCAGTCTGACAATGGATCAGATTGCCAATGCCGTGCCGAATCGCCCACCTGCTGCACCTGCACCTGCGGCTGCAATGGATACCCTGTTCAATGATCTGCACGGTCGCACCACTGCCATGCATCAAGGACTTTCAAACCTGATCCCACGGGTTGACGGGCTGACAGATAATGTTGCGCGGATCAGCACCGGGCTTGATACGCTGGTGCGTGGACTGGATCACCTACGCAAAGACACTGCTGACCGGGCGAATGATGCCCTTGCCCGTGATGCTGATCTGGCTGACAGGATTTCCCTTGTTGAAAAACTTTCCCGCCCTGAAAAACTTGATGGGTCTGCTGTTGATGCCGCTATCGCTGCCGCTGTTGCTGACGGGTTCGGTAAGTTTAAACGCACCATCGAAAAGGCTGGGCTGGCTCAGGCTGCTGCCGACTCTGTTGCGGTTCGTATCGTTGACAGAAAACCTGTTGCGGATGTTTTCGGCATTGATGTTACCGATCACAAGGGCGATCCGGTCATGGTCGATCTGTATGATCACCCTGACGCACCCGCCATCGATCCGAACTTCATCTGGACTGAGACTGTCTTGCGGCATCTGCTGTTGTCTCAGATCACTGGCGAGAATGTGTGGTTCGGTGGCGCAAAGGGTGCCGGTAAGACTGAGACTGCCCGTCAATTCGCTGCCCGTACTGGTCGCGGTTTCACCCGCATCAATTTCCACAAGTACACAACTGCCGATGATTACCTTGGATCGACTGGTTTGCAGAATGGCAATACGCAATTTGCGGATGGTGACTTTCTGACTGCCTATGCTTGCCCGTCAACTGTGATTCTGCTCGATGAAATCAGCAACTGCGCCCCGGGTGAACTGGCACCACTGAATGCCCTGTTGGAACCTAACACTGCCGTGACTATTGGCGGCAAGGTACGCACCAAGGCACCGGGGGTCCTGATCATTGCCGCTGACAACACGCTGACAACAGGCGATCAGTCAGGCAGGTACGCTGGCACTCAGGAAATGAACTCTGCACTGGCTGACAGGTTTGCGCGTGTCGTTTCATTTACTGCGCTGCCGATTGATGATGAGATTGACGCTGTTGTTCGCCACACTGGCTGCGATCCAAGGCTGGCTCAGATGGTTGTGCAATGCGTTGACGTTGTGCGCCAAAAGGTAACGACAGGCGAAGTCGTTGATGCCCCATCAATCCGCCAGATTGTGGCTTTCATTCGCGCACTGCCGCTGCTCTCAGTCGATCAGGCATGGAACACGGCAATCGGGAACCGCCAGCCCGCTGAATCTGAAATGGCTCTACAGGCGATCAAGACTGCCTGTTTAAACGAACAAGAACTGCGCAAGTTTATTTAAGGGGGTCATGATGAAAGGCTATCAATTACGCGCTGGTGTCGAATCTGCTGCGCACCGCATCTGTGCCGCTCTGGGTTTGCCAGAAATCACAATTGAGTGGAACCCAAACATCACCACTGCCGCGATCAATCGTTACGGCAAGGTAATACTGGCTGCGGTAGCGGATGATGATGTTGTCAATCAGGCACTTGTCAATAAATACACAGGCTTTGTAGTGCATGAATTGCTGCATCGCAAATACACTGACTTCAATGTGAATTCAAAGTTTTCGTACATTCGTTCACTGCACAATGCAGTCGAAGATGCATGGATCGAGCGTACTGGTATTGCTTCTGGCCTGACGGGAAACATTGAATCCCTGCTGAAAACGCTGGTCGATGGCATGGTCGATGAGAGTTTAAACAACGTAAAGGACTGGTCTGATCCTGCGATTTATCCTTTTGCACTGGCAGTGTGGGCGCGTGGTTTTGCCAAGAGAACACCGGTACCTAAGAACCTGCATTCGGTGTTTGATGAAGCGGCGCGGCGTGTTGGTGCATGTAAAGATTCTGCGGACACGCTGGCAGTCGCGCAATGGGTTTTCGATCAACTTCAATTGCCACCCTCAGAGTCACCAGATCAATCGGAGAGCGGCGATCAGGGTGAGGGTGAGGGTGAGGGTCAACCCGGCGATCCTGAACAGTCGATCATCCCCGGTGCGAATGATGAAGCCACAGAAGTAGAACCGACATTGGCACCCACAAAAGGGGGAGCAAAACAAAAGGCATTCAGCAAAGATGATGTTGTGCATCCCGGGTATTTCCTGCGCGATCAACGGCAGGCGATCAAGGGTATTTCATCGGGGAAATTGCGTTATGAAATCCGCAAGCTTTTCGAGAACTCAGGCTTTGATGACTGGTCAATCAATAAAAAGACTGGCGCTATTAATCCGGGCGCATTGCATTCGGTCAATACAAATGTCAGAGTGTTTAAACGGCACAATGAAGTGGAAGGTATTGACTCTGCTGTTGTGATTCTGGTTGACTTGTCTTCATCGATGGAACAGAGACTGCCGACTACCCGGGACGCTGCTGCTGCCCTGTATCAGACTCTAGCTGCTGCTGGTGTCGCTGTTGCGGTGATTGCCTTTGATCATTACGCTTCTGTGGTAGTGCCTTTCGGGACTTCATCTGCCCGGGCTATGGACACGATTTCCCGGCTCAAGGTAAACGGTGCAACAAATGATTACCTTGCAATCAGGTACGCGCATGAACTGCTGCTGAACCGCAGGGAACAGCGCAAGGTAGTGCTGAGTCTGACCGATGGCGAGGGTCTACCTGCCAGTGCCCGGGCGCAGTGCAATATCGGGGAAAGGCTGGGCATCACCACCATCGGGATCGGCATTGAAGAAGATGTCAGCGGGGTTTACCCGCGATCAATCCGAATCGACAATCTTGCGGATCTGGCGAATGCATCATTTAAACAAATTAAGCTTGCCGCATAAGCGGAGCGGGGAAACCCGCTTTTGATGATAGTGGTCTAAAGGGGGGAATATGACACCACCTGAATTGCACAATGAAATTTTGGATTTAATCCACGACGCTGACATGCACCCACATCTGGCAATGTCGGTGCTGATGAAACTGTCGGCATCGATGGCAAGTTTAGTAGGTTTGAAGCACGGGGATTTTTTGAGAGCGGCTGATCTGACGTACAAGATCGAGTCTTTTATACAGTCCGATTCGGACGATTTGACAATGCACTGAGGGGGATTGATGTTCACTAAAGTGAAGACCATCACCGATAGATCACCCGGGTTTTTGAAGGTAGCATACAGGCTGGATCACCTGATTGACTTGCAGAATGATCAGCGATTCATCAAACCCGGTGAGGTCTTCATCACCTATGATGACGGGGCATGGGATCTGTGGCGGCAATCAGATCCACCCCGATACATGGGTAGATATGAGAGTTTAAACAAGGCAGTATTCTATGGGCGCATGAGGAGACGATAATGATTTTTACACTTGCAGAAGTTTTCTTACTGGTCTGGGCATTGGTCGCCAGTGCGACAGCCTTTTACTTTTACAAGCAGTTTGAAATGGGCCGGGAGATTTTGTTTGAAGTGCTGGATAATGAACAGGTGAGAAACGAAATGGTCAAGTTCCACAGAGTCAACGATGCCCGCTAATCATAAGCCGTTTAAACTAATCTTGCATATGTGAAAGTAAACGGGACACAGGGTGCGGGCATTTCGGTTTTCCCTGTGTCAACCTTCAAACGCGGTGAGGGGGCGCGGAATATGCACTTCCCCCTCAGAAGTGATCAACCTGTTCCTGATACGTGCCGGATATTTTGTTGTACAGCAGACTGGTTTCCCCCTGAGTACCCACCCACCGATACCGACACTTCCATACGGCAAACTCGACATAGGATTCCTTCCTGTGGATCGTGACACCACAATCAGCCTTTGCCCACCATGCCATTGAACCGCTGATGCTCATCCCGTCAGGGCGTGGCTGTTCCACACCTGACCTGTTGATCTTTGACGGGTGAGCCACAAACCAAACATGAACGTCGTTAGCCTTGCAGAACTTCTGAACCTTGGTAAGCATGTTCGATATTGCTTCTGTCTCTGTGCTGTTGGACTTGTCCAGTTCAATGTAATTGTATGGGTCGATGACCATGCCCCGAATGCCCATGCGTTTCACTGCTGCTCTGGCGCGTTCAAGAATCGACTCTAAGGTCGATGGCTCCTCACCATTGGTGTCGATGAACAAGAAATGATCTTCAACGAATTTAAACGCTGCGTCTTTCTCCTCCTGCGTCATCTTGAACTTGCCGTCAAAGAATCTTTTCTGTGTGTAAATTTCCATTAGCCGGGAGATATGTATCTCTGGCTGGTTCTCGAATGAACAGATGGCAAACTTCCAGTCGGATCGCTTGGCAAGATTGACCATGAGCTGATCAACGAAGTTTGATTTGCCTGAAGATGGGTAGCCTGTGACCACCGTGAGCTGCCCCGGAGCCACCGTGTAAACCTGATCAATCGAAGAATACCCTGTACTCTCACCCTTGCCGGTGCCTTTGGTATATAGGTCGTTTAAACGATCAATGAATGTCGAGGGAGTGGACAGGCCCGAGATTGGGTAGGGCGTGGCTTCATCAATGATCTCCTGTATCCGCTCCTTTGGTGTCCGAGTCGGGTCATCGTCTAACAAAACCTCGTTCAGGTCTTTGCGTGTGAACTTGGCGAGTCTGCACTTGTCCTTGCCGATACGCCTTGCCAGTTCTTCTGCCAGTGCCTGACCGGGGGTGTCCTGATCTGTGGCAAGGATGATGTACGGTGCTGCGTCAATGACCTCTCTGGCATTCCAGACATAGGCAAATTTCTTGTCCTCACTGGGCAGAACTTTGCCGTCAGCAACTTTAATCGGCGCACCTGATGGAACGGATATGCAGTTCTCTATTCCTGCCTCGACCACTGAAAGGCAGTCCATCTCTCCCTCGACAATGATCAGGGGCTTGCCCTTCTCCACCTTGTCTAAACCAAAGAAGTCGTGCGCTCCACCTGCGTCCTGCGTAAAGTCCTTGTCGGGGATGGATCTGTACTTGGCAGAAACCAATGCACCCTCCCGGTAATACGGGAAACCAATGGCGTCGCATCGCCTGTCTAAACGCCCAAAGTATTTCTCTGCGGCGAACAATCTCATCTTGTCTGCGGTCTCTTTCGAGATGCCCCTTGATGCAAGCCATGCGTAATGACGATCTTCCAGTTTATTGCTTGTTATTACTTTGGATGGAACGGCAGACAAGATTCTCTCCTTCGGTTGTACGGAACCTGATGCCAGACAATGATGACAGTGGTAAACAATTGCCCCGTCTGGCTTGCGGGTCAAGGTCATGTCTTTGGATTTCTGCTTCCTGCGTTCGGGCGTGCAGAGGGGGCAGACTACTCGGGCAGTCTGGTCGAAATAGACCGTGGAAACAAAGTCAGCAATCATTTCATGCTGCCATCTTTGTTTCGTTTAAAGCTTCTGTTTTTTGTGGGGGTTTGAATCTTTACGCCATCCTTGTTGGAACCTCCCTTGGATAACGCCTTGACATGAGCTACGTCTTTGCCTGCAACGTTTAAACCTTTTGACTTTGCCTGCCTTCTGGCTTTGTTGCGCTCGGCTCGGTTCTTCTTCTGTTCTTCCGTGCCTTGGTAGTTGTCGTATTCTTTTCGGTAGTTACGCATTTGCTATCCTCGTGGCCTCATGAAATTTCTCAATCGGGGCAAGTAATTTTTCAGCAACACAGTATCTTGCGCCATACCCAAAGTCGTACTGGGTCATGTTGGCAAGGAACTTTTTTTGACTAATGAACCCGTGTATTTTTACCATTGCTGGCGATTGAATGGAACATAAAATTGCCCAATCAGTAGAAAAATCTTCTGGCTTGGTAAATATCAACAGGCGCGGATCGGGTGTTGTCGAATGTGTACTGGTTTTGATCTGTATCGTCTGCCCGTGGTGGGTCATATCAACGTTCCCATCCCCACCCATAGTTATCTCAGTTCTAATAGGTATAAACAGGGCTTTGCTTACGGCGACCTCCCCAAGCATTCCTGCGTAGTGGATGGCAAAGTCAGACTGGTTGGAGATACGGTTGTTCCCTACCTGCCCACGATTTAATTGAACGGACTTAACGCCTTCAATGACACCAGCGTGATGCGCTGCCATGATCAGGTCATGTGCATTTAAATTGACATTCATGGCTTTTTTTCTTTTGGGTGTTCAGCTTCCAACTCCCGCAAGTCCATTGCAACATCAGCAACGCCATGCCAATCACATCTGGCAATCATGACATGCAGGTATTGAATTAAAATTTCTCGCTGCGTTTCATACTTATGAAAGTCCATTGTGTGTTCTCCTTTAAGCTTTTTGTAATTTTTTTGTGTCCCAAACTTTTTCTACATGGATAAACCGGCTGTTGCATTCCAACGTGTAAACGTTGTACATAGTCCCGGTGATTGTATCTATGTACCAATCTTCAAGGTCGCTAGTTTTTTTATTAACCAGCGGCACGATTGCCATCTTCCTTGTCATGACTTCTCCCATGACGTTAATATCTATGTCCACCTTTTTGTAGTGCTTTAGCTTGAGCATGTCGTGGTCATCAATGCAGCCATAGCTGTGTCGAATCTTGATCTTTTCTTCTTCATCCATTGTTCTTCTCCTTTAATTTGGCTTCGATGGCAACGTTGCTTGATATTCTTCCCATGTTTCTTCCAACATCTTTGCTGCTTTCATTAGCAGGTCAACCAATGCTTCGTGTCGATCTTCATCCAACCCTTCGGCGTAGCCTTGCAGCCTGTGCGCCATCGTGTAGTACTGTAGTTTTCTTGCGTTTATCATGTGTTCTTCTCCTTATTTTATTTAATCTACGCTATCACCTAAACGTGTTAACGAATCGTGGTGGCGTCTTTGTTTATTTATCTTTGCAATGTCTTTATCTTCCATGTAGGGCCACCACCGCTGCGTTCTGCTATCAACTTTATCTCTGGTAATCCACTCAATAAATCTTTCAATATCAAAGCCGGGGTATCTCCTTTCATACAGAGCCAGCCGCCGACGCAAGTTTCTCTCTATCCAATCTTCGCCCCATTTAAATTCATATTCCTCGTCGCCGCTCATCCGTTCTTCTCCCCCTTAAATGCCATTTTCTCTGCCCAAGATAAGTCCTCCGAAATGTTTACCAAAGAGTCTGTCCTCACCCATCTAGCCACATAAGTCATGCCGCCAACATCCTCGGACAAAACCGCATAAATGGGGCTAGTGTCTTTTATTTTTGCGTAACCTTTGATGAAAGGTGCGATGTGTTCTACAAGATGTTTCATATGTTCCTTTTTTTTAGCTGGGCTTCAATGGCGCGGGCAAATTCCAGCTTCCCCTGTTCTAGTGGAATGTTGACATCAATACTTTTGTCTATCACTGCAATTTCCTCATCCGTCAGCCCCTGCCATTCGCGTTTGCGTACCCATCCGGCTTGCTCCATTAGCGCGGGTATCAGCAGTAGTTTTGTTGACTCCGGTTCAGGTGCGCTAAGTCGGGCTTCAAGTAATTCCATCGCATCGTCAATCTCAGCAGGCAAACAGATTGCATTTTCTC